GCCCCTGTCTAGATCACCATTGAGTATACCGTAACAGCGCATGGGTGTTTGTATAGTGTGTTAGAAGGCAGAGAGTTTTGGCATGGATGTATTTAAATACTGTATGAACTTATTACGCACAAGACTGATCCTAGAATGGAAGGATCTATACATACCATATCCACAGTGGCTCATACACGTAGTGATGGATGAAGTCTACTATATAACAACTATGACGCTTGTGTGTGTAACATGTTTTGCAGTGGGTCTAGTTATAGGTACAGTATGGACTATGGTCTAATGGCATGCGGGCCGCTAGAGAATAGTATATAGAGCTTTTTACTGAGCGTAGAAGCCCATAAACACAGAGGTCTAGAATGGATTGAGTGTATAGGCCCCGCTGCGATGGATCGTGTATGTGCGTACACTCTATGTATATACTATGTAGATAGTCAGTAAGTGCAGGAAAGTGTGATTTACTGAGCCCCTGAGTGCGTATAGAGGCCGCTACGCTGGCCGTGGGGGACTGAACAGTAGTAAAAAGTGTGCCAAAGTGCAATAAAGTGTGAAAAAGTGTGACCATTTGAGCATAGCCTCTCCAACCACCGACCTTGACTCTGCAACTACTATAGATTCTACTATAGGATCACCCTAAAACACACCATTTCCACCATTAGAGCAGCGTTCAAAACTGTAAACCAATCTATATACAGTGGCCCCGCTGCTGTGGTTATAGTGCTACACTGTAAATATACTATATGATCTCAGTAGACTCAGCTATGCATACACTATACACAGTACTAGACACGACTGAGTATAAGGCTAGTTCTAGTTATACTACAGCTAGATCATACACACCTACACCAATGTTGACTGCACAACCCAAACCATTCTTGCCAATGGCCCCGCTGTTACACGTAGAGTTCCAGGTTGACACACTGGCTAAATGACTGTATAATATATACATGCAGAAGAAGAGAGCGTTATCTCAGAGCAGAGATCCCATGCAACTATCAAACACACCACATATGACCTTACCAGATGAACGTTATCGTAGTGTAGTACAGACCCGGAGGTTCTTATTGGATCTTTGTAATCCTGAGCACACACCACGAGTACCCAAATTAGTACGTGAAACAGCTCGAGCTATGCTGCGTCACTATCCCTCAGACTATGACATGCAGCTAGCAGCACGAGAAGCTCCTGCAGTGTTCCAGGAACGCATGGAGGATCTACACAGGTTCGTAGCTAAAGGGGCGCAGGAGGTTCAAGCAGCGCAGCGCGACAAGGACAAGTGGGACTTTATTAAAACTCTCAAGTAACAAGTTTCGGGCCTCTAGCTCATGTTGGTTAGAGCAGCGGACTCATAATCCGTTGGTGCCGTGTTCGACTCACGGGGGGCCCACCAAAACAACCAGTAACACAGTGTGACTGGTTCACAGCAGCAGTCCTTAGCTCAGTTGGATAGAGCAACAGCCTTCTAAGCTGTAGGTCACTGGTTCGAATCCAGTAGGACTGGCCATTCAACGTTAACAGCAGCAGCAGGGGTAGTGTGATCTACAGTGTAGAGCCCCTGCAGCTGCTCCACAGTGCAGCGCAGGAGGATCTACGTTAGCTAGCACCACCAGGGCATGCTGCTAGCGGGCAGCGTGGGAACAACACTGTGCAGCTACAGCGATCTACAGCAGCGTACAGCAGCACGTGGCTCAACACTGTGCTGTGGCAACTCTGCCACACAGAGCACAAGGTTCCTGAGAAACCCTAGGGCTCTAAGGGTTATAAACGTTATGGTTGACAGTTTGGCAAAAGTGCGCTATAATAATGGCATGATGAGAAAGAAACGCACCGATCGCAATCACATTGTATACGAGCTACGTGTTAACGGGCTGGCTTACATAGGTGTCACAGCTAAGACTGAGACTACTATTAATAAGTCAGTTCTGGCACGTGCCGCCAAGCACTTCTATCGTGCCAAGACTGAGAACAAGGATTGGCTGTTGTGTCAAGCCCTGCGTGGGCTCAACGACAAAAGCGAGATCGAAGTACTAGTACACGAAGTCATCCGTGGCAAGGCTGCGGCTCACAAGCGTGAAGTAGAGTTGCGCAGGGCCCTTAAGCCTGTGCTGAACACAGACTGCAGAGGAGATTGATATGGGTTACAGGATCGTCAACGATGTCTTGCAAGGCTACACTGCCCGCAAAGGACTAGAAGGACCCTTTAACATTGGGGGCAGACCCTTGTACTACGATGTCAAAGAGGGCAGCTACTACGACCCTCGCACAGACTTCTACGTAGCACAGGAAGAAGTCAACATGCTGCACAATCTACTCATGCGCAGCTTGGGGGGTTGACAAAGCTGCAGAGTGGTGCTATAATAGAGCTATTGTTTAACAAAGGAGCGAAGACTATGGGAACAAGATCAAGAGTAGGTGTAATGCATGGCGATGTCTGCAAGAGCGTCTACTGCCACTATGATGGCTATCTAGACTACACAGGCAAGCTGTTGCTGCAGAACTATAACTCAGCAGCTGCCAACGAATTGGTAGCACGTGGAGACAACAGCGGCGTTCAAGTCACTGTAAACGCCATGAACTTCTACAGCGAACGTGACGCTACCGGTGAAGATGTCAGTGAGTTCCTACGCAGCACACCCTGGGAAGTTGCACACTCATTCGACGAGTTCCTTGAGCAGGTCTACAACTGCGGGGGCGAGTACTACTATATCATGCGTGATGGTGAGTGGTACGCGGGCTCAGTCTATGAGGCCAAAGGGCTGAAGGTCAACGGGCTAACACCCCTGGCAGAAGCTCTTGCTGCCAACGACATTGAGGGCTTGACTGCAGAAATGACAGAAACCCAGATAGCGGAAGTGTTATTCAAATAAGGGGTTGACAACTTCCGGATTTGAGTGCATAATAGATACTATGTTAACAACACACACAGGAGCGAAATCCATGCGTATTACACTAGCACAAGGGCAGTACGGTGCCAAAACTAATCAGATCTATCCCGGCATTGAGCTGGATATGGTTGGGGACTTTGTCACAGAAGCCAACAACGGTTGGGAAGGCTATATCAAAGCCCGTTCGGGTTACAACATCAAAGGTGGCGGCGAGACCTGTAAGGTGCTTTGCAATCACAGTGATGTTCAAGCAATTGCGGGAGCGCCAGCAGGTGTTACCATGTTGCAGGCCCTGAGCAAGCCCGTGAAAGCTGGCAAGATGGATGCAGTTGTCACAGACTTCACACAGGTAAAAGTCAGCGATCAGGCTGTTGCACATGAAACTGATGAGCAGATCATCGAGCGTACTAGACTGCGTTTTGAGATCCTCAAGGACATGACCAAAGCAGTCAAGACTGGTGACGTTCGTGCTATGATTGTCACAGGGCCCCCAGGCGTGGGCAAGAGCTTTGGTGTTGAAGAAGTACTTGCCAAAGATGACTTGTTTGACATGATGGGTCAGCGCAAGCCCAAGTATGAGATCGTCAAGGGTGCTATGAGTGCCATTGGACTCTACTCAAAGCTCTACAAGTTCAGCGATCCCAAGAACATCGTTGTGTTTGATGACTGCGACAGCATCCTTTTGGACGACGTTGCACTTAACATTCTCAAAGCGGCTCTGGACACTTCTAAGAAGCGTACTATCAGCTGGAACACTGACAGCCGTGTGTTGCGTAGCGAAGGAGTGCCAGACAAGTTTGATTTCAAGGGTGGTGCTATCTTTATCACTAACTTGAAGTTTGAGAATGTTCGCAGTAAGAAACTGCAAGAGCACTTGGCGGCCCTAGAGTCACGCTGTCACTTTATCGATCTGCGCATGGACACAGACCGTGAGAAGGTCCTGCGTATCAAGCAGATCGTCAAAGACGGCATGTTGGATTCATACGAGCTTGAGGATGTTGCTAAGGACGAGATCGTAGACTTCATCCTCGAGAACCGTAGTTACATGCGAGAGCTGAGCCTGCGTACTGTTTTGAAGTGTGCAGACTTGAAGAAGAGCTTTCCTGCTAACTGGCAGAACATGGCTCGTGTAACTGTTATGAAAGGCATGGCTTAATATGAGCGAGTGCCAATACATAGGCTCTGAGCAGACGAGGGCCCCATTTAAGTTCTGTGGGGCCCAGTCGCTGGCAGGCAAGGTCTACTGTGCAGAACACTACTACGTGGTCTACAAGAAGGGCAGCAGTAACCTTAAGAACAACACCAAGGCAATCGAAGCAGAGATTGCAGAGTTGAAACGATTACAAGAGATTGAGGAGATCGACAATGTTTGATAGTTTAGTAAAAGTCACCCTGGCCATTGCCGTGGTCATCGTGATCATGGCCATTGGGCCCTGGCTGGTCATTTGGGCTTTGAACACCATGTTCCCTGTATTGGCCATTGAGTTCACGTTTTGGACGTGGGCGGCTGTGGTTATCCTGGGCACGTTCTTTCGAGCAAATGTTTCTGTAAAACGGAAAGATTAAGGTTGCATTCTAGAGCCGCACCTGTTATTATAATAAAACGCTGATGAAGGTCAGCTATATAACAAAGGAAACTTAAACATGAAACGTTTCAATCCTGAAACAAAGACTTTCAAAGTCTTTACAGCACTGTATCATGGTGCAGCTCTTACAGCAGCTCAAGCTCGTAAAATGGGTGTAGGCAACCTCTCAGCAGAAGTTAGCCGCATCAAGCAGAGTGGTTATGCTGTTTACAGCAACACTCGCACAGCTGGCAACGGCGTGACAGTCACAGAATACGTAATGGGTCAACCATCACGTGAGATCGTGGCTCTAGGCTACAAGGCCAAGGCTTTGGGCATCACTCTTTAATTAGGGTTATCACAAAGACAAGCCGATTCGCTCCCGGGGCGTCTTTTGAGGGTGTTGTAGAAATACAACACCTTTTTTCTTTTCCGGCACTCCAAAGTGGTTGACAGAATGGATACATAGTGTTATAATACACACATGAACAAGCAAGGAGCGACAATGATATTCACTGCTGATCAAGTCTGGGGTTGTGCTGCTGCTGCGCAGCGTATCAATGATGGCTACTTCAAAGAGCCTCTTTGGAGTCAAGTGGCAGACCTCACTGAACCCAAGCTCCTCAAGCAGACCAACAAGGCCCTGGTCAAAGGTTGGTTGCGTGACGAGGACTACTCCCAGATCACTGCTGCAGACATTGCTGCGGGGCAGACTGCTCGTAACCATTTCAAATCATACACATTCCTGGCCATCGCAGGCCGACTCAATGAGTTCCAGACCACGGCCATGCAACTTGCAGCCAAGGAAGAGTTCACAGGG